CGGAGCGCGGTATTCCATGACCAACTTGGTCAGGAACTCAGCACTAACCAAAGGCCAGTTCTTTTCAGCGCGGGCTAAGCCCGGCTGATGTATTCCTAGTGCCTCACTCATTTGTCGTTGAGTTAGGCCCAAGATTGTTCTGTATTCTTGTAAGGTCATGGGTTACGCTTTTACTGTTACAGTCCCGCGTCCTGCTACTTTCTGGGCAAACTCCAACAGGCTTACTTCGTTGAAGTAGCTTGAAGTTAAGACTACTGCGTTATTTTCGGCATTCGTGTAGTCTCCTTCTGGCTGGATAGAGATGCTAAGGGCGTTCCCTGTTGCGTGCGTAGGAGAAGATAAGATAACGTCGTTTGTGGTTACTACCTTATTGAATGCTCTTTTAGCTGCTGATGCTGAAACGGAAGTAATGATTACGGTAGACATGATATTGGTATTGTATGGTTTCAAAAAGCGTTATCGCCTTTCGTTACACAAATATAACACCATTGATATAACTGTGCAAGTATTTAATAACATTATCGTTATTTTATTTAAAATAGATGAAGCCCCGCCCGGCTATGATGCAGGGCTTAGGGTTTTACTATTCCTGAATCAGCCCGTCGCTAACGAGCCGGGCCTTTATCGCGCCCCGGATGTACTCAGCAAACAAGCCGGGGACCAGTTCGCAATGATCAGCGTTAAGGTAAACGGTATATCGCTTACCTCTGAATTTGGGTTTTGGCCCTGCGTTGTTGCGCGGGCCTCCGTGTTTTGGCATGGGGTTGGTTTTGGTTGGCCCGCTACCAATACGATAGCGGGCTGGGGTTGGGTTACACTGTTGCGAGTTCCGGGTACTTCTCCATTAACGTTATCTCTGCGGCCTCAAACATTCCCGTCATGCTTCCGGCATTCCAAGCCTTCATGATTGGTTTGATTAACTCAAATGTCATTACTCCGCCATTCTGCTTAATGTATTCAGCCTCAAGTGAAAGGTAAGCTTTGCAATTAGCAGGAGCGAGAAGCTCTCCCAAGCTTAAAGATTCGGCGTATCCTGCTGCCTTGAAGTCGTTTGAGTTAATCATTTTGACATTGTTTAGAAAGCTACCCGCTTTCGTTACACAAATATACAACCAATATTATAACTTTGCAAGCACTAACCAAGATTAGGGTAAAATAATATAGAAAGGGTGAAACCCTGCACCCGCCTTAACGCTAACATATCGCCAACGCGCCCGGCACGGTAGCAAATTCGCACCATGCCGAACCAAAGAACAGTTGAGCGGGCGTTGCTAAGCGCAACCTGGGAAATCGAAGCCACGCACGGCTTACAATACCTGTCCGCTTTTTTGCTATCCGATGGCGAAGCGGTCGAGCGTTCGCAAAGCACGTTCGTACTATCCGAAGGGATCAGCACCGCCGCCGCCAATTTTGGCGCTGAGGTACAGGACGGTTCTATTGCCCACCTGATCCTATCGGGCGCAATGATGCTTGAAGACGGTATGTGTTCGCGTGGTGTTCGGTCGCTGAACGCTGACCTGGCCGCAGCGGACGCGAACCCTAATATTTCGGGTATTGTGCTTGAGGTGAACAGCGGCGGCGGCGAATCAGTAGCCGGAACAGAATTGCAAAATACCCTGCTGGATATTCGGCGGCGCGGCAAAACGCAAACGGTCGTCTACGCTCAAACCCTGGCCAGTGCAGCCCTTCGCGGCGCGTTGGCTGCTGACTACATCGTAGCAGCAAGCACTACGGCGGTTGTCGGCTCAGTCGGTACTATGGTCAGCCTTGACCGCAAGGCGATAAAGGAAATACAGGAGGCCCAACTTGACATCTACGCCCGTCAGTCAACAATGAAAAACCTGCCCAGCCGTGCATTGTTGGAAGGCGATTTGGAACCGCTTTTGGATTACGTCAGCGATCGGGCGCAGGGCTTTATCGACAACGTGGAAGCGATGCGGCCCGCGATGCGACGCACCAAAGAACAGGCCAACCGGCTACAATCAGGAGACCTTTTCACCGGCACCGAAGCCGCACAGATCGGCCTGATCGACGCGGTGGGCACGTTTGCCGACGCAATGCAATTCTTGAAACGAAAGAAAAAAAATACCTATTCCGCTGCAACCGTTCAGGACGCGGCCCAACCAATTACCACCATGAGTAATACCAATGAACGCGGCGGCTTTATCCGCTTGCTGAACAGCATTTTCGGGTCCGCGATGGCTGAGGATGCCACCGACGAACAAGTAACGGAAACGCTGCAACCGGCCTCCGAAACGGCACCGGCCGAACCGGAAGGCGCGGCAATCCCGGAAACGGACGAAGCCTTTACCGCGCTGAGCGAGCGGGTGGAAGCCCTGGCCGAAACGATCGAAAGCCAGGCCGTGACAATTGCCGCATTCGACGACGCCGCCACCGAACGCGCCGCGCAAATCGCGGACCTTGAAACGCAAATCGCGGACCTTGAAACGCAACTGGCCGCCGCCAAAATCGGCAAGCCAACGCCGAAATCAAACGGACACGCTACCGACCGCGAACAGTTCGCGACCGCCGTCAATCACGACAAAAAGTTTGGCAGCAAGTACTAAATAATCGTCTATAAGGCCCGGCCTTTATGACATCAATCAATAATCTAAAATGATTCCCAACGAACAGTTTTTAATTGAGCCGGACTTCACCGATGTAGGCAGCGCCGCAACAATGGAGTTCCAGGTAGGCTCAGTCAACGCCCTTGCCGACGCTCAATACAACTCCCACCTGGGCGCGTATCAGTCGGCCTACGGAATGTATAATTATATGCGTTTCAACAGCACCGGCGAATACGTGATGCACTACCCCACCGGCCCTTCCCTCGTGATCCAGCCGCACAACAGTTGCGCATGGACACCGCAGGGCGAGTTCCGCATGGCGCAAAAAAGCATTTCCCCGTACCGGATGAAGGTCAACGTGGAACAGTGCTACGACGAACTTTTTGACAGTACGTTCGAACGGTTTATTGAGTACGGAAGCAGTGATAGTGTAGGGATGAGCGAAGGCGGCGTTGCCCTGACCGACAGGCTCACCCGCTTGATTCTCGACAGCACCACCTTGGGCGCACGCGCTACGCTTACGGCGGGCGGCCTGTTCACCGGTGTAATGTCGTTTACCGACAACCTGCCAACCAGCATCCGCGATGCGTTCACCCGTTCGGCTGCGGTCGGGCAAGGTTGGATTACGGCGCTCCGGGCGCTCAAGGTTCAGGACAGCGCCAAATACGCCCACCTGGACGACGGCCTTATCGTTAACGGCGACATCAGTCAGGACGGCGAAGAGTTTACCGGTGACATCATTGCCCGGTTCGACGCCCGCGTAGCGGCCAGCCCTAAGAAGCTGCGCAGCGCGGTTCGTAACGGAGGGCGCGGCGGCTTCGGCGGTCGCAATATTCCGGTCTGGATGGTAAGCCCGTCCATGATCGGCGGCGCGTACGATGCTTACCTAGACCAGGGCGTTGCAACCGCAACGAACCGGCCCCGGATCACGACCAGCGAATTGCTGGTTGCCAACGGGCGCGGCGGCACCACGCCGCTGACGATCTACATGATTGACGGCATCCCGTTGATTCCTGTTCAAGAGGTTGAGGTGTTCAGCGAGTACCTAAGCGGAACGCCGCACTTTGAGTACCTGACCTTAACCGGGGTCATCCAGTTGGGCGGCTCCTTTGGTGCCATTCCTGAGCGTGGCGGCGCAAACGTTGCTGTACGTATTCAGCGCAGCACGCGCAACGAAGACCTAGGCAAGACGACCTACCTAAGTCATATGTTGGGCGCGGTCGGCATCAATGACACCGACTACATTTCCGGTTCCTACCGCTTCAACGAACCATCGTAAACCAAACCGGGGCCAGGCTTAACGGCTTGGTCCCCTAACCATAAAACAAAAACATCATGGCACTTATCGTGTGTGAATTAGACGGGATTGGTATTCCCACCACCTGTACCAAAAAGAAAGGGGTTCGCCGGGTATTCGCTGCCCAAAGCTCCCTGATTGACTGGGCGGCTATGTTGGCAGATGCCGAAAAATTCAGCGCGGACGATGAACAGGTTTTAGGGTACACGTACCTGACCGGCGGTAAGCACGTTGAACTGAACTTTGAGCGCAAAAGCGGGCAGTTTGATTCTACGTACACCCGCGAAAACGGCGCTTACGACGTTGTTTTTCAAATGATTGTTGAAGGCAAGGACCGGACCCGCACCAACTCGCTTAAGCGCATGGCCGCCTGTTGTGACCTGACCCTTCACTTTTACATGGCTGATGGAACCCAGCGCGTCGTGGGCATCGACTACGACGGCGTAGCGTTTGACCGCCCGCTGGATAAGGTCCAGATTAGCCGCCACCTCGACAGTTCCGGCGTATTCGATGGTGACGAAAGCCGGGACGAAATCGACTTTTCAGGCCAGTTCGAATTTGCACCGCTTCACGCGAACGTGCCAATTGCTGACATGATTGCAGCCGCTACGCCCGCGTTGATTGGTAACCCCCTGTCAACTTCGGCCGCCACGTTCGACGCAAAGCCTAAAGTCAAGACGGCAAAGTCATAGACCCGTAATACATAAGGCGTGCCGGTACTGTTACCGGCACGCCTTAATTGCACAAAAAAACCTCAAGGCGGCTACTGTTTTAGGTTCCGTCTTGGCCTGAATATCCAAAGTAGATGAAGACATTTTTAATACTATTCCTTGCACTATTCCCCGCTTGCGTATTCGCGCAAACCGGGAATTTGCCAACTATAAAGAACCCGCAAAACGCGGACCGGCTGGAAACCAAAACGCGCTGGTTTCCGGCTGCTTTTCGGCTTGACACGTTGAAGTCTTATTTTATAGCTGAGGCAAACGATAGCTTGGCTGTTCATCGCGTAGATATTGACGCGAACGCAGGTGCTATAAATGCGCTTGAGGGCCAGAATGATGGGGTTGTAACGTCTGGTCTTATCACCGGCTCAACATCTAAAACACTAAGCCTAACTAGGAGCGCCCCCCTTTCCGTTATTGAAGTTGGTTTCACTGATTTGGTGAACGATGCGGATAGCGACCCGACAAACGAAATATATGATGATACTGATGTGGTAGCTGACATTGTTACGAACAGTACAGGCATAAGCGAGAACGTTGCCGCCATCGCCGCCTTGCCTACTGATGCAGACGTCTCGAACGCGCAAACAGCAGCGCAGAACTACGCTGATGCTAACGACGCAAACGACATCTATGATGATACTGATGTAGTTGCGGATATTGCCACGAACAGTACAGGCATAAGCGAGAACGTTGCCGCCATCGCCGCCTTGCCTACTGATGCAGACGTCTCGAACGCGCAAACAGCAGCGCAGAACTACGCTGATGCTAACGACGCAAACACAGACAACCAAGCACTTAGCTACGATTTGACGAGCGGCCAATTCTCGCTATCAAGGTCTTCGAGTGTGTTAGTCCCAACATTGTCTACTGACCACTACATAAACTCATCGGGAATTAAAGGCGGTCCGATAAATGACTTTACGCTCGTGGATGTCGGGGCGCATAGATCGACTCTCAACCATCAGACAAACGGGAGCCCTCAGTCTGCCCTTTCAGCGGAATATTTGCCATTTACACTGGCTACGTACACCAACTTTAGAGGGGTTTTTGCCGCAGAATTAAAAACGTCAGGTTCACCGGGGGTGTGGTATCAAGCGCAAAGACGAGGCAGTAGCCCTGCACAATCGCAGTGGATTCAGTTGGCCAACATTGTAGGCAATCGGAGCGACGCGGTGAGCGGAACGAATTTTAATACTATATTCAACAGCACGCAAGGGATAGCGGGAAGCGTTTACAACGCAGCTAACTACACCAACGTTCCCGCCGGTCTACCTACGAACACAATATTTGTGGTTGAGAACATAGATAATACCTTGGGTGACATCCAAATACTGTGGCCTTTTAACCGTGGGTTTGAGCATCATTATAAAAGGAGATCATTTCAAGGCGAATATTCGGACTGGGCGCTAGATTATAATTCAGAGAGTTTAGACATATCTCAATTTCTAACAGACGTACCGAGCCTTCAACAAGTAACAGACGAAGGAGCGACGACCACCGCAGATATTACAGCCTATTCTTTTACTGGCGATGGTTCAGGATTAACAGACGTAAACGCCTTCAAACTTGATGGCGAAGAAGGGAGCTACTACGAAAAACTAACAGAATCCCAAGTCGACGATTTCGCAGATAACAACGGCTACCTTGAAAGCGAGGTTGACGGCACAATAGGGAACGAATTGCCCTGGGGTAATCTATCCTCAGCGGCAGCGAATGATTATACCGGCGACCTCGACGCGCTGGTGTTCGGAACCGTGATTTGTGACGGCTGCACGAATGCTCCGACCGGCGCGGTAGACGGCTGGGTTACAACCCTTCCAGTTGCAGATGGATCAAGCTCGAAGATGCAGACGTACAGCGAAATAGGGACGGTACAAAACAGGTTTGTAAAGTTGGGGAAGTCGTGGACTAGGGCAACCGTTGGGGCTGACTTTTCCGGCTGGAATCAAAATTACAACGAGGCTTACCCTCAGCCTACCAATGATTTAACCGGGACTGCAGCGCCGTCGTTCGGTACTATTCCCGCGCACTCTATTGTTGAGGTTACGGTTCCTTTGGCCGGGGCAAGAATTGGCAACCCGGCAGTTCTAAGCCCAGTCGAGGGCGTAACAGCTGGCATAATCTATACAATACGCTCCGGGCAGTCGCAAGTAATTATAGGCGCTGCAAACGTGACAAGTAGCGCCATAACGCACGCAACAGTTCGCACCAACCTGCCGTGGACAATCCGAATCCTAAAATAAACAAAACTATGAAGTACTTAATCTTAATTCTACTCTTCGCCATCAGCCTAACGGCCACCGCGCAGAACTACCCTGATTCCCTGAGCGCAGAAGTGATCACGGTAAATGACAGCACCTACAAGGTGAAAACCTTTGTGATGTTTGAGGGGCCAAACGGAGAAAAAACATCGTCTACGATTACATCGGAATACCTAGACAGCACCGGAGTTGCTAGGTATATCTTACGTGCAGACTTGCGAGGTTTGCGATCAGGCCGCATTAGAGTAAGTGGCCGGAAACAGGTTGCAAAACTGGCCCGTGAATTTTTCATCACATCGAAGGCGGTAGGGGAAGTTTACCCTAATTTATTTCAATCGTTTACCGGCATTGACACGGACCGAATTGATATAGGGCTAGATGGTATCTACGTAGGTGATTGGGAGTTCCGCGAAACTGGCGACACTACTCGTACTGAATTTATAATCATACGTAGACCTAATGGTCGTTTTGCGGCTGTTACTGAGGATAAGGGGACAAAGTGTTTCGCTTACAGCAAGGACGAAATAGGAATAAGAGACTTCGCCTACCTTGAGACAGGTATTTTGTCTTTTTATAGGATGCAAGAAGGACGCGACGTTTTTACAACCATCGACGGGAAGTACATAATTCGCAAACTGTACACTAGTAATCAATAATATTAATGAACTACCGAACCCGCAACATATCAACCGAACTAAAGCGCCACCCAACCAAGTTCCCGCCGTTCTTGAATCAGGCCAATTTGGTCAACGTAATGGTCCACAACAGCGGCGCAGAAAACGACATTTTCACCGATGCGGCATGGCACGTTGAGGGCAACGACTGGTGGGGCGTGGCTTACTACAAGTCTATTGATTATGATGGCACGGTTTACGTTTGCCGCAAGAGAACAGAACAGGGCTGGCACTGCCGGGGCGGTAGTATGAATTGGACAGCATTGCCCATTTGCCTGCGCGGAAATATGGAGCTGCACGCACCGACAACAGACCAGGTTGATTCACTTATAAATGAAATTATAAAGGAAAACTTTGAACTAGGGCGGCGGCTAAATATCGTTTGGCATAACGATTATGTAGCGACGCTTTGCCCTGGTAAGTTTATGCCCCGCGTTGAGATAATGCGGCGGGTTAATGAGTACTACACTTTGCCGCCCGATGCTGAACCGGACGAACCGGAACCAACCGAACCGGAACCAACCGAACCGGAGACGAACAAAGACACCTGGGCAATGGGTACAATCGCTTTAATCCTTAGTATAATCGCCTTACTCCTTGCCTTGTGAGTGCGTTATCCGACCCGGAGCCAATACCTAAAGGCTGCGCCGTTCCTGCCATCATTCTTATAATCATTGCCGCGCTCGCGGATTACCTATCCTAATAATGAAAAAAGATATTCAACTTGACCCGTACAGCATCGAACTTGTAGCCCTTGAGGGTGGGCAGGTAGTAGATTGGGGCAACGCCTATTTGAAGGCCGAAGACTTTTACCGCGCTTCGCGTGGCGAAGGTGCCGTGATATTCATCATTGACACCGCCGGGCAATTCACCGACCACCCCGACCTGCGCCCTAATTGCTTACCAGAGTACGACCGCAACATTACGAACAGCCCGCCGCCGGACGCGCACGGGCACGGTACGCACTGCGCAGGAATCAGCGCGGCGGCTGATAACAATATCGGCGTGATCGGCATTGCACCAGGCGCAAAGCTGGTTGCGTTGAAGGCGCTGAACGACACGGGCGGCGGTTCGTTTAATTGGGTTGCTGATCAGGTCCGATACGCTGCGGATATTCCCGAATCCGGCCCGATCAAAAACAAGAAGCGCATTATTAGTATGTCGCTTGGCGGCCCGGCTGGTATGGCCACGCCGCCGGTTCTAAAGTCTGCTATTGATTACGCGATAGAAAAGGGCTGTTTCATCTTTGCCGCCGCCGGAAACAGCGGGGCCGGTGACGGATCAAAAAGCACGGTAGGGGCACCAGGCCGCTACGGTCCCGTTATCGCCGTGGCCAGCACTGACCGGCCAGGTACGTCCCGCTCTGGATTTTCCAGCGTTGGCAACGAAGTAGATATTGCCGCGCCGGGCGGTCAGATATATTCTACACACAGGAGCGGCGGCTACGCTCGGTTATCCGGGACATCAATGGCGTGCCCACAAATGGCCGGGGTTGCGGCGTTGTTGCTCAGCGCCTACCCTGAAATTGTAACCCAAGCGCAACTTACCGCGTTCTTGGCCGCGAACATTACCGATATACTCAGCCCTGGTATTGACCGGGAAACAGGAATGGGCACGCCGGTACTTACCGAATACCTTGATTTGCAGCCGGGCGAACCAGACGAGCCGGACACGCCGGACGATCCGGTTGACGATCCGGTTGACGAAGAGCCGGAGCAGCCAGCCGAACCCGTAATACCCCGCCGCCCCAACGTGGCCACAACCCTTTTCCCGTCAACCGGCCAATCCTACGTTTTGCAATGGCGGGCGAATGATGAACGCGCCCTTAAAAACCTGATTGTTTCCGCGCTTGATGTTCGCGTAACTGGCGACGTCAGCACTGAGTACCTGGCAACGATTGTACGCGCCTACGTAGCCGACTGGTTCGGTAGCCGCGTCATGGTCATCCGCGAAAAGGAGGACGTGCGGGACGCGCTGGTGTGGTGCGCCGCTTTCTTACAATTCAACGCTGACGATGACCGCGCAAAAGAACTGTTCGGCATACGCATGGACCTGGTTGTTGACCGAATTGTTACGCATACCGATGACGGCGTTCCGGTCAGCGTTGAACGTTCCGAAATCGCCGCCCGCGTCAAGGATTTGGAGCAGCGCCCCGCTGCCGCCGCCGCCCTTCACTACGCCTAAACCCGCACCATGTCTTTATTCCAACTTCAAAATCCAATTCCTACCGAGACGCCCGACCCGCAAGACCTGGCACATTGGATTCGGGAACACAAAGCCATTCCGTATTTCGGAACGTGGGAGCGGTCCAGTCATTTATTCCTGCGCCTATTGCGGGACTTATGTGAACTTAGCCCTACCTATCAAACCGTATTGGAAGCGCGGCAAGCCTATACGTTTGGGCTGAACCTGAACGTTGTGGCGCGGACCTATCCGGGGCTTGATATTGAGGCCGTGCCCGCGCCTATCCCTCAACAAATTGAGTATTGCAAGGCGTTGTCCGGCTACGGCTTGACGGTTACGGACATTAACACGCTGAGCAAAGAAGCGGACGGCCACCTTACCGAATCAGGCAACGGGTACCTACGTGTTACCCGCGCCCGCGCTGGTGGGGCCGTGCGGTACGGGTTCGAAGTACTCGACTACCTAGATACGATGTACGTATTCAGCGATGACCCGTTGGACGAATTCGTACTAAACTCTAAGTTCCTGTTCGACACAGCAAAGCTGGACAAGTACCCGCCCGACCTGTACCGGGTAACGCCCGCCGGTCAGCCGTTGCGGTTCATGGAAATGCCGGACGGCACGGAAGCAACGGTTATCCACATGAAGGCCAAAAAGCGCAGCGGCGGCGGCGACTACTACGGCCGCACCCGCCTTATTGCGTTTCTTACCTGGTTGTACGTTGATTTTCAGCACGGTAACCACATCAGCAAGGTAAGCGCGGCTGAGTTCGTAACAAAGAAGTTGCTGGCCATCGAAGGCGAAGACCCGAACGCGATAGGCGACCAGTTGGGGGACGACGGAAAGGCGGTGGACACGTTCACACAAAACCTGCGCACTATTCAGGAGGTGACAACAAGCGTAGCCACGAAGGGCAACGCGATGGGGCCAAAGAAAAACCAAGCCAGCATCGGACTACTTGAGTACCCATTTGGCGGCAAACCCCCCACCGAAATAGACCTAGAAGTAAACCGGGACGTTGCTTACCTGCAATACCAGGGCGATAAGGCCGAAGATAAGGTGGCGGCGGCGCTGGGCTGGGACACTATACTTACCAGTTTGCGCAAGGCAACCGCAACGTTAGGCGGTAACCTGCTGATTGATACGTTTGTGCTGAAAAACACGGAAACGGTCGAGCCTAAACAGAACTATTTTGAGGCAATTTGGAACGGCGTAATTGGCGAAATAATGGAAACGGAAGGGGCACCGCCCGCCCTTCGTGCAATGGGCATCCAATTCCCCAACGAGATTACCAAGAAGCTGGAACAGTTGCGGCCCGATCCGGCCCAGGCTGCGCCCGGTATCATTCCCGAACCACAAAATGAACCACAAAATGCGTAAAGGACTACTCACCCCGGCTGATATAATCAGGTACACCCCGGTAAAATTGGACTTCAACCCATGCACGTTCCGCGAACTGTACGCAATAGAATACGCTGAGGCGGTCCGGTGCATTGGCGCAACGCTCTGGAACGCGATGGTGGCCAACCTGGTGGACTATTCCTCAGCACGCCCGTACGTAACAAAATCCTACGCGGTGGGGGATGCTGTGGTTTGGCGCGGCGGTTACCGCGTGGCCCTGGTCGAAACAACGCAAGCGCCTGACTATGCGTTAGCATGGGGGGACGCGCCGCGCTTTGGTTCTGCAACTTATGAGGATTTGTTTTGCTCTTTTCTGGGTCCGTACCTAGCCTATGTTGCCCTTAGCCAGCGGTTGCCCTACATTCTTACCCAGGTCACAGATCAGGGCATGAACTACGGAGGGCGCAGGTACAACGCGCAAGACGTTGACAGAATCAAGTCAATTGAACGCGCCGTGTTCCGGGACCGCGAACGGGCCTGGCAAGTACTTGAGAACTTCATGTTGAGCGATGAAAACCGGGAGGATGAAGAGTTGTCCGGGTGGAAGCTATACGTAGACGAGGCAATAACGCCGTGCAATTGCAACCTAAATACCTGCCATGAATGCAAAGACAGACGACCCAACAACGTCGGCCGCTACCGATTCGGATAGTTTAGCTGAGCGGCTAGTAGGAATGTACGTTGCCGCAGGCGGTGAACTGGTCAGCCCTGAACAGGCCAGCGAAAGAATGAACGTGTGTAATGCGTGCCCGCATTTGGGAAAAGTGACCGCGCCCGGCGTGATCGGTGGGGTGAAAGGCTGCACCCGTTGCGGCTGTTTCCTATCCGTCAAAACCCGGACGCTCCGGTACTTTAGCCCCATCAAATTACGAATAGTCAAGGCCGTCTGTCCGCTGGGCAAATGGGAAATAACAGATAAAACATTCTACTAATGTCATTCGACGCCAACAAAATCGGCCTTTTTCGGGCCAACCCATCAGCGAATAAAGAAAACGCCCTGAAACTCAAGCCGGTCACCGGCACCGGAACGCCCCGCGTTGATTCCGGCGACATTGACGTGAGTTCTTCCGTCAGTATTGAGGGCATCCGCTACACTGGAAAGGATGGCGTCAGTACGTTTTTGCCGTTTTCCAACGAAGACCAGTTGACGCAGGCCCGCGTTCCGTACGCGATCAGCGCACAATCCACGCCGCTGGTTATCCAGACCGCCATTCACGACATTATCGCTCTGCACGAAATCGACAGCATCGTAAGCGTAACGAAGGCGTCCGATACGCTTACCGTGATGCATACCGGCTCCGGGACGGTTACGGACGTTCTTGTTGATGGCGTAGACGCAGACCTTAGCCGCACCAACATTTCCACCGTTGGGATCACGGCGACAGCGACAAAGGCCAAGGCCAAAAAGTAAATCTATTTTGGGGTTAACGGGTGCGGTCTGGTAATACCCAGGCCCGCCCTAAGCCCTCAAATCCAAACCCCTAAAGAGTTATGTTAAAAGAGACAAAAGAGTTCGTATCCTTGCTATCTAGTGGCATCGCTGCAACCTACAAAAGCCTTTCGGACGGCAAATTGACCCTTACCGACATCGGCAATTACATCAACGTTTTTCTGCGTGGTGAGCAAGGCATTCAGGGCGTTAGTGAAATCACTTCCGAACTGGCCGACGCTACGCCGGACGGCAAGCAGGGGGTCGTTGATGACGTTACCGCTGAGTTGCTTGGCGACGTTCCGGTTGACGACGCCGCCGACATTGCCGCCCTGATCGGTGGCATACAGGGCGCGGTCAGTATGGCCGCACGCAAGACGAAAAAAAGCACCTTGACCAAAGTAGCAGCAGCCCTGAATAACGGGCCTATTGCTGCATCGGGTGACGGTTGGACGGCTGAACAACTGGCCGAACTGATCGACTAAAGGCTACTTTTTAGCGCAAAAGATAAAGGGGCTGGGCGTTTGCTCAGTCCCTTTTTTGGTATGAAAAAAAAGCGATGAAACATAACGTTATATTAGAATTGTGCGCAGCGTTGGAAATGGACCCGCACGGCGTTTTTACCGGCCTGATCGGGGCGGCGCTTTCTTTGTTTGTTGTGAACGGTAACAGTTTTACGTTGCGGCGGGCCGGGTTGACAGTGGTTGCAGGATTGGGAGTTTGTGGGTATTCTATTCAGTACTTAGACACGGTTACCGAGTTGCGGGCCGTGGCGTTGATGGCGAACATCGCGGTATCTTATTTATTAGTTGACGTTTTGAACAGCGTAAAAACGAAGGCACCTACCCTTACGAACTTGATAATTGACGCTTTTACAATTTTCGCTAAACGGTTCTTTCCCGACTCTGACCAGGGGAAGAGTTAAACAATACGATGAAATGAATTTTGAAATCTTAACGCAAATAATCAGCGCGGGCATAATTTCCGCAACGTTCTATATTTTGGCGTCGGCCCTAAAGGATTCGAACCTGAAACAAGAACACCCTTTTTTGTCCGGTAGGATAATGAAAATTGCACTATCCGGTATCTTGATTAGCCAGTTTGGTTTCTTGCTGCTGCCGAACAGCGCAGAACTATTCTGGATATTATTCAATACGTCGGTGATGGTTATCGCCCTGGTGATGACCAGCCGATACCGGAAAACGTACGTTAACTTTCCGGTCGAAATGGCTGACAATTCCAAGTTCATCAGCTTGCCGTCAGATCATTACCTTGAGGCTGAACCGGGCGTATTCCTGCGCAACTACGACTACGAAAGCCCGGCGTTGGTCCCTGACGAACACCGCCTAATTGAGATCACAAAAAGGCACGGTAAGGATAAATTTATTGCCATATTTTTCAAGGTTAAAAAAAAAGCAAAGTTCCCCGACCATTTCCACAAAGGGCTTGAGTTCACCTATCTTACCAAAGGGCGGGCGCGTATGCTGCGCGGGAACGGAACAGTCAACGAAGGCGGGCGCATTGAGATGAAGCCAGGCGTAGTTCACTTTTTCGATGCCCTAGAATATTGCGAAGGGGTCAGCTTTATTCAGCGCGAACAAAAAAGCCCTGCGACGGATTAGGGCGCAGGGCTTTAGGGTGGTGGGGGGTTGCCCGCTGGTTTAAAAAGATGTACACTCTTCGCACAAACCGCCGAAGACTTTTAGCTCCTCCGGAGAAGTTGGATTAAGGCACTCAGGGCACTTTAGGTTTGGCTCAAGGCTTTTCTCGCGGAATGCTTCACGAATTACAGGATTCACTTTTCTGCTTTCATGTCGCGTCCTTCTCTGCTCTGAGAGAAGGTCATCCATTGAATACCCGCTTTCGTTCATTATCTGCTGGGCCAGCCCTGGCTGGTCGGCCGAAATTATGAGGAATTGGCAGCTATAAATTATACCTGAAATCATGGTTTTTCATTCTGTGCGGTTGCCCGCTTGTTTAAAACGGGCCGTCCCTTGCTCCCACAAGATGAGACGGCCCGACCCGTTCGGAATGAAGAGGATTTTTACTTGGGGAATATGCCCCGGCCCATCAGCCGGTAATAGGCCGAAGCCCGCCACAACGACTCAGGCTTTGCGATGGACTCGCGGTAGTACACTACTCCCGCAGCGCCGACCAGAACCGAGTCCCGCGTTTTGCGAAACCATATCCGTAAGTCCTTAGTCTGGTACTCAAAAGTAACTTCTTGGTGCTGCCTTACGATGAAGGTATCTACCGTGCCCTGATAAACAGGGCTATACTGAGCAAATGCCAGCGCGGGGAACATGACCAAGATAATAATCAACTTCATTATTTTATATTTTGGGTTTGGTTTAAAGCGGCCCCGCTATCTCAAGGCGGGGCCGGACTAAAAACCATACTATTATGAAAAAAACCTCGATGCCGGGAACGGACTCGAACCGTTCATGTCGTCCCGCTCAGTTGTACACCTGAGCGGTGCGGTGTAATAGCCGTTATACGACCGGCCTTTTTCTTATGCGGCCTGCACTAGTACGCGGCCCTGGCTAACCCTTTGAAGGCTGGTATTGTCCACGTTGGTTGCACCCTTGAAACGGGCGTGGAACGCGGCGTACGCGTCGGCCAGGGTAGGCGCGTAGACCTGAGCAGTTCGGGTTGTGGTAAGCCATTGCCAGGCATTGAGTGCGTGATCAGTGTACTTGAAATGGTACAAATTGTACAACCCCAAATAGAACTCAACCTCACCCGCTGCGGCGTTGTCCAATAGTTCGGCGGTGGTCATCGTCACCGTGTCTTCTTCCCCCTCAATTTCCCAGGTGCCGGCCTGAGTATCAAAGTCGAATACAACGCCTTCGATGCATTCGGCTGGGAATGGGTAACGCATCATTGACCCGCCGACAAACTCAGCAAATAAGTAATGCCCTTCGGCGTATATGCCTTCCAATTCTAGAGTTAGGCAGGTTGGAGTAGGTTGTATCATTTGTATTGATTTGGTGACACCACAAATATAGCTCCGTTATAACCATATTACCAAATATATAGTAATACAATTACCGCACATTAAATAAAAACCCCCGCCGGACTAATCCAGCGGGGGTATGCTCAACACGCGCAACGTGTGTCACCAAATCGTGCGTGGAGTCTTAGTTTTTAATCGTCAACCGTTTCCCAGTAAACCGGCGGGGCCGGTATAGCGTAGCCTAAACAGTAATCCGTTACGCTCACCACATCCCTAACGAACCGCTGAAACTGCTGATCAGTAAGCCTGGCCGTGCTGTTCTTCTTGCCCGCCACCGGATCAGGATATAGTGGCCCGTCCCGTAGCTCCTCGTGTACGATCTTCCGGTTGTGGTCCGATACCGCCACATCATTCCCCGCATCGTTCAGCGCGTGGAGTAGATGACTTAAGACGGTGCCGTGATAGTACCGATTGAACGGCCCCGAACGTTTCCGGGGAAGCGGTTCGGTCGTTATTAGTACCGGGCCGTCCGGTATTTGCGCCAATACCTCAGCCAGGTACTGAGCGCGGGGCGTGTCCGAATGGATTTTACCGTTGCGAATGTATGCGGTATGGTGGGGCATTATTGCTTTATAAAATTTGATAAATCAACCCAAACCCGCCCCGCTTGAGCGTTGAATAGGTCGTCCCGTTCTTTAACTGCATCTAACAGCCGCGCCTTGTGCTGGTCAATAAAAGCGTCGTCCCTTGGTACTACCCACCACCCTATCCGTGCGGCTTGCTCTGTGCGGCGACTGTCCCGCGTGAAGTAGATGCCGAACGGGGCATCTAGGACCATTATTTGGTGTTGAACCTGGCACCAGTACGAATGTGCGTATTTCAGCAGGTCCGCGCCGTCCTGCATTGTCATGTACCGGGCGTGAATGGCCCGGCTGTGGGGGTTCTTTTGCTCAATCGGGATGCGCTGCCCTTCCGTGTTGGTTGCGATGCCGTCAGGGGTGCAGCCGATTTGATCCGACCAACTGGCCGCAATCCATTCCTGATCTTCGCCGTGATGGGTTACCGCAAGGCCGCTGCGCTCTATAAACTCAAGCATTCCCGGCCCTTCCTGCTCGCTGCCCCACTTGACGGAAGCGCCACCGAGTTCAGAAGACATTGCCCCGTCAATCTCTGCCGCCTTTTCCGCAAGATAACCCCGGCTGGTTGCGTTGTCGGCCAGTTGCAACGTTGAAGTCCACAACTTACCGGCTGAACTGGCACCGAATTTGCCCCGCTTGGCTTCGAGCCATTCGGCGCGGCGTTCTCTTTTGCCTCTGTCCGCGTCAATTTTATCAAAGATGGCGGGCATTGCTGCCCGCGCATCCTCGACCGACTGAATTGTTATACCGTCCCTAATCATTCCTCTGTGTAGGTTGTATCTTCAACGTCCCCGCCGCTGTCAATAGCGCGAATGTCAAACTTAGACATTTCGCCGCTTTTCTCGTGGATGCACTTGATCCACACGCCGCCATTTTGCGGAATTCGCCCGGATGCGAATACTTCCATCGCGTGGATTCTCGACAAAAAACGAAGCCCGTTCTTTGTCTCAATAGCCCCCGCCGAAAACGGAACAAGCCCCTTGCGGTATTCGTCAATATAGGCCGGGGTGAGGCCGCCAATCGTTTCTTCGTCCCCCGCTTCGATGTTCTCTTTCATCAGCTTTACCTGGTCAACCTCTTCGGGCCGTGGGTTGCGCCCTAAAGTAGCGATGCCCAAAAAGAACCCGCGCAATTCGTCCCCCGTGCGGGGGGACCAAGTGCCCGTTTCGATTTGCGGAGCTTTGGTTTCGTCTGCACTTTCCAGCGCGGCGAAGCGTGCGGCGCGTTGCTCAACTTCGTGAATGCTTGGACCTGCGGCAAAAGACCTGAACCGCGTGGCCGTTGACGTTGGTAGTTCTATCTTACTCATAATATAAAAAATTGCGCCCTTACCTTTAGGGCTTTGGTTAAAAAAATGCCGGGCGTCGTCTATTTTGGGTTGCGCCGCCCGGCTCCGGGGTAGTGATAGCTGCGCCGGGGTTAGTCTTATAGTGCTTCCACGCGGCTGATTGCCGTGGAAACGATGGCCGCAAGGTCGTTGCGGAAGTCGTTAAGTATTTCGGTTGCGTCTACTGAATTGAGGGAAGGGTCACCGCCGCAGCTAAGGCCGGCAAGGAATGCCCTCAGCTTCGCCTTATCGGGGGCGGCGTTGGCTTTACGCTCCTGTTCAGCTTTGGCCTTTGCCAGTGCTGCAACCTTGGCGTCCTGCTCAGCCTGCGCCCGTTTTGCCGCGGCCAATTCATTAGCGATTTTTCGCCGTGCAATTTCGGCGGCTTCACGCTCAGCCCTGGCCTTAGCTGCGGCGGCTTCGCGCTCAATACGTGCAGCGTCAGCAGCGGCCTTTTGCTCAGCGGCGACCAAATCACGTTCCACTTTTAGCGCAGCTTCGCGGGCTTGAGCCTCGGAACGTAACCGTTCGTTCTCAGCCCTCATTTTGCGCTGGTCTTCCGCTTGGCGCAATACCTCAGCCTCGTGCGCCGCCTTAGCTTCTTCGTTGTGCTTGATTTGGTCGGCCCGTTGCTGCTTCGCGCTCGCAAGAACAGCGTCAAATGAGGGCTGGGACATTGCGCCGAAGTCGTCACCGTAGCCCACGAACTCGCGAAGGTCGTTTACTAGCAATTCACGTTCTGCCCGCAGCGCGTCAACCCGCTTCTGTTCCGCGATCTTAGCGAAATCCTCCTGGGATTGTAAGTGGTCTTCAATCGGCTTGATTTTGTACTCAAGGAAATTGTACACCCCTTGAACGGCCTTACCGTAGCGCAACGATTCGGCCTTTAGTTCTTTGCGCGTTTTGTCCGCTTCGGTGCGGATTTTGCGCAATGCCAACCGCGCTTCGCGGGCTTGCTTTATTTCGTCTTTTTGGTCTGCGCCTGTGACAACTAAGGTTTTGGCCTTAGCCATCCATTCGCTTGCTTGGGCGTCGAACGCCGCGAATTTTTCTAAGATTGCGGCATTGCTGTTCTGGTCAAGGCCAGCATCAGACAGCACGGTAGTTAGTTGGGTACTCATATCTAAGTATTGGGGGTGATTGATTCGGTGACGCCACAAATATAACGCCACTATACCCATATTACCAAATATATAGTAATATAATTACCACGCCTTACGATTAACCCCCCAAAGCCCACCGCCTACCCCACCCAGAACAACCACATCACAACCGAGACAACCACGCCCCACCGGAGCAACTGCCACCGGAGCCAGTACCCTATTATAAGGTTACGCGCTGCGGTGCGTTGCATGGCGCTGAGCGCGAACGTTTCCGTCTTGCCGCTTTCCGGTTTGTTCTCGAACTGCTTACGTCGCTTTTCAGCATCAACGCTGATTCCTATCTTGACAACGCCCTGGCCGAATTGGTGCCAGGGTATTGTTCTTACGTCGCTGTACCGGTCGGAGGCAAACAGCTTGTGCAATCGGCGTTCGTGCCAGCCCGCGAACGGTAGCCGCACAGCGATGACCTTATGAGCCTTTACCGTGCGGCGGCGTTTCCTGATTCGGAACAGATATAGTTGTCGGTAATCTAGTAGCATCAGTTAGTCTATTAGCAGCTTTTTATACGACACATTGACGGCTTTACCGGACTTCTTTACCGTCTTTTTTACAACCTCAGTACCTGGCCGAACCTTGAAGCCCAGCCCACGCAACTTATCGCGTGCCGCGTTGAACTTGATCCGTGCCGAATCCGTGCCGGCCGGTGTTTTGGCGGTTTCGATGCGGTCGTAAGTTGTGCGGCACAGCTTGACCAGTAGCGCAATTTCGCGGGTACTCATTTCGATTACACCCGAATCCGTGTCATCCTGAGAGTTGCGTGGCACGCGGGTTTGAGGGGTTTTGTCTACCTGTGTCGGCACGGGTTCGTAATCTGTGCCGTCCGTGTCGGCACGGATTGGCACGGATGGCACGGATGCGTCAACCTGTGCCAGTACGAACTTATCCGAACCCATGCGATCAAGTTTAGCGCCTAACCAGGCGTTGAGTTGCTTGACCTTCCGCACGGCTACTTTTGGGATGCCTTCACCCGGTTCTTCATCGTCCAATTTTTCGCCCGTCTCTAAGCAAGCTAGGACCAGTAAGCGCGACGTATAAATAAATATGCAAAGCACAAAACACGAAGCGGCAAACAGCATCCAATTGCGCCGCCCCTTAGTGTTCAAAAAGTCAACGCGGCGGGCGGCGACCAATCCGCTAGTCATCGCCGCTACCGTGTCCCGCGATGCTGAGCGGGTGCCCACGTAGCTGGTCAGTTGGGATTGTAGGGTGGGGGCTTCGGCTGCGGCCTTAACGCCTTTTATATGGTCGTCCCCTTTACGGGTTGCCCTGTTGATTGCAGGGCGTAGTTGCGACGCGGCCCAGCCGTTCCCTTTGTGGAGCAGATCGCGCATGGCTTGGCCCTTGCTGGTTTCCGCTTGGCCTATCCAAGACGCTCGTTGCCGCGTGGCGTCAAGAACGTTCTGTGCATCCCGCGCCCGCGCCCTTTCCAACTGATCGCGCAACAGGTCAACGTCACGGTCATAGCTAGTTGTGACGCTCTTCGATTGCGCCATCTCGTCTGTGCTGTCCTGTTCAGTCGTCACCGCTTCGGCAACGTCCATATTAATCAGCAGCGAAAGCGACAATGTAACGACAATGAGTATTGCGGTAACAGTAACGCTGGCCTTACCTGTCCTGCGCAGGTTTTGCGTCAGTTCGGCGCGTTCCTCCTTACTTGTTAGCCGGTAAGCCCAGGCAAAGAGAATGAACTTCCTAAGCGGGTTCTCAACAGCCCGGAACCAAACGAGCGAACCGGCCCAGCCAACGGTATAGGCGATCCAGGGGGTGAGCGATTCGCCAATTGTGCCAATCGCTAAGTACATGATGGCCAGGCCGGAACCCAACGCTAAGAATAGATGCGAACCGATAAAGGCAGCGCGGGCGGTTGTGGAAATGATGGGTAAGGAACCATTCAGTTGGTCCGATAGGGTTAATTTGCTCATAAGATGGTAAATGTGATGGTGCTGTTATTTTTAGCCTCAATTCGTGCGGTTGCTAGGGCTATTTGTTCCGGGGTTACATTATCCATATCCTCCTGCCCTAGTCGGCAGTGCTTAACATCAGGGTATAGTACTACGGTAGGCCATTCGGCCCGCTCTGGATCGTGGCACGGTAGTTCCGGGCAAGGGGGTAGGGGACTAATGGGGCGCGGCAATAGTGCATTGCTTCGCTTGCGCCCTAAGTGCCAAAAGACACCAACGACGCAAAGCGCAGGAACGCCAAATACGAGGGCGCAAATTATTAGGAAACCGTATAGGGGTTGCATATTCGCCAAAGTTGGCGGCGCAGCTATCAATTGCAAATTTAAGACAATTACCTTAATATTGGTAATTGCTCACTACATTTGTGGTAAATCAGCTACCTATGAATACCAAAAGCGTGGAAATCACAACACTGTTAGAAAAAATTAAGGTTCCGCTGGCTCAGGACTGGGAGGATCAAAAGAACCTGGGGCAGAGGGTGTACTCGATCAGCTTCGAAAAATTACAGGGCGATATGAATGCTCTATACCCGGCTGAGGTGTCAAGATCGTTTTTCAAGATCGTTTATATCAATAACAGAATCAACGCCGATGCGTCCGATCCGTCCGAAAGGTCAATATCAATTGACAGATTGAAGACAGTTATTCGTTTTTTTTACGAAGACTTGGCCCAGCCGCACGGATGGCCCAAAACCACCGAGTTTGTGAAAGAATTTTCGGGCGGGAAATACTTTGACCTGGTAAAAAACTACGCTGAACAGAACGGACAAGACAAAATAAACAGAGCATTTACAAGTGCCCAGGCATTGCAGGCCGGGGCCACAATAGAAGCCCCTTATCATATCCAGCTTATACAAATGGCACACAAAGCAAAAAAAGAGTGGGAACAACGGCAGCGCGAAATGAACCGCCTGAAAGAAAATAACGAGGATATGCAGGACGCCTTAAAGAGGGCGAAAGCAGCCGGGGAAAAGGTGAGAGATCAAATTTCACGGCTGGAAGGGATTCTGAGCGTCAGGGGCGGGGACCAGAGTGTTATTAAGTCAGCTTTATCAGATATAAAACAAAACATGGGTTAACCAATTACCTGTTTGTTACCATTTTTGGTTTAACTTGCCGTTCCTAAATATAGGACGCGAACCCATTAAAATAACGCACATAATGTTACACGAAGCAAATGCACTATGCGGATTGACCACCGCTGATCTTGACTTAGCGACCATTTTGGTTGATATAAAAAGGCTTGAGTCTGTCACCATTGAGTTAGACGCCTTAATTGCATCCGCTTTAAAATTACCTTTATTGTAAATAACTTACCATTCGGTTGGTAATATGGTTATTCATAACGTAACTTGCACACAATCCGGGTGGCCCTGGTTTGTGTGTTGTTTGCAGTAGTATATAAGAGTAAGATTATTTGGCCCCGCGCCAATATGAATTTGGGCTGAGTTAGCCGCTCGTTTTGTAGCCCCTCTTTATTCTACTGCAACCTTACCGCACAACGCCGCCCGGTTCTTAACTGAACCGAGGCGGCGTTTTTTGTTGCCGCCCACCATCATTCTAATATTAACCACTTCGCTGCCTTTGGGCGGCGGGTCAATTCTATGCCTTATGAAAAAGCAATTTTATAGCCCAGGAGACTTAGTTGTCTTCAACGACAATGCAACCCCGGCCCGAATCCTAGAGATGGGGCGCGACCAGTGCGGGTTTGTGAACTTTAGCGTGATCGTCCGGCGTGGTGGGGAACGCACCGTGCACTACGGAATTAGCCCTGATATGGTGCAGCCGCTTACGTTGGCGGCAATCGCCAACCTAATAGGCGGGCCGTCGAACGTGGACGTGCTGGTTGATGGTTGCGGCCACGACTACACAGTAACGGTGCTTTGTGATCAGCCGGAAATTATTGCAGCATGACCCTAGAACAAATAAACAATCGGATTGCCTACTTCTCCCGCGAATACTCAGCGTTGCGCAAAACTTACTACCAATTGCAGCCGGGGCGCGGCCGGGACCGCGTGCGGGGGTCGATGCTGTCCGTATCTAAAAAGTACAGTTCTGCGCTGGCCAAGCGGCGCAAATTATTGACAACCACAAGTACCAAAAAATGCTGAACCTACACACCGACGCCCTGGACAAGATGGACGAACAGGAACTATACCTGACGCTCCAAATAGCCCGCCATATCGGTCGCAATGGATCGGCGTGGCCTGGGATGAAGCGGTTAATCAGCCTCACCGGATGGACTAAAAATACAGTTCTAAAGGTTCGCCAACGTTGCGAAAGTAAGGGGTACATCAGCACCCTACGCCGCGCCAATAACGAGGGAATGAGTATGTCGAATCTGTACCGACTAACCACCCCACACATTAGCGTTTACGTCCCGTCTTCGGACATTTCGGACGATGGTATCAACAGGGGTGCAGCAAATGAACCCCTAATAAACAAGGGGGTGCATAATATGAACGGGGGGGGTGCAGGAAATGAACCCGAAGTATTATCCAATGAAGTATTATCAATGGTAGGTAAGGTAGGTAAAACCCATTTGCAGAATTTAATTGATGCCGAACCCCTAACCCCCGAACAGATCGACACCGCTTTGCCTAACAGCGTCTCTGTAAAAAAAGAAAAAGGTTCCGCGAAAAAAGAAAAAGACGGCCCGGTTACTATTGAAACCGCCCGCCGTCGTGATGCTGCAATTCGTGAAATGAGCGGCGCGGCCCCAACTACTACCGATGAAGCTAGGACCGCACCGGCCCCGCTCACCATCGAACAGGCCACCACTGCGATCATGGCCGAAATCGAAACCACGGAAGGGCAACGTAAGCTAAAGTTTGCAGCCGGGCGCGGAGGCGTCAACCCGATGCCTAAGAACCTACTGGCCGCCGTTGCCCGATATGCTGAGCACCGCGCTGAGCAAGGCCGGGAAATCCACACCGACCCTATTTATAGGTTAGGCGGCTACCTACGCAGCCAGGCCAGCAACGAAGCCAAACAGATTGAAAACAAAACCTACTATTCTAAAAAACCTACAAATGCAAAATTCCAACCCAACGACAACCCAGCCACCTACGACTACGACAACCTCCCCGCCTTCAACTAATCCGTTCCTTGCCCAACCTCCCGGACCGCTCAAGCAGAATTTTATTGCCAACGGCGGCACGGATCAGGAAAAGGAATGGCTGGCCGAATACCTGCGGTCAGCAATGACGCCGGAAGATTTAGACGCTGAGCGCCGCAAAGCGGAATACGGGGCCAGCCTGAACGTGAAGAGCGACGGGCCAAGCGAAGACGACCGGCTTACCGTTGCGGGGGCGCGATTGTTCCGCACTATGATGCGGGGCCGCGCCGGTAGCCGCGCCACATCGTCACCGGCTGAGTTGTACCGTGCTAGTCGGTCGCTGCTGTGGACATCCTATAAAATACAGGTAATGAATGAGACGGGCGCGGCCCCCGTTGTGCCGCGTGGCGGTCAGTTGGCCACGGCGTTGGCTCAGGTTGCGCACTGGCTAGTTGGCTTAGATGAATGGCAAGGTGATCCGGGCGGCAAGTGTATTAGCCCGCTTAAGTCTCTTTACCTGTTCGGCGGGGTTGGCACCGGCAAGTCAACCCTAGCAATCGCTGCGCACTATGCCAGCCGACAACTAGCGGGTGAGTACAAAACCGGAATGTCTTTTGGTCTAACCAGTATGGACCAGCTGATTACTAAGGTGTACGGCGAAAGCACGTTGGAGCCAGTGCAGGAACTCAGCCACGGGAATGTAGTACTTGACGAATTAAGACTTAAGCACGTAGGGTATAAGCACTTCGGCAATGATGTGACAATAGTTGCTGACATTCTGCTGAACCGGCACCACGTATGGAAACAAGAAGGGCGGCATACAATCATTACTACCAACGTGCCGCCGCAAACCGGCAACGCTGACAACCCCGGACTGGTCGAGGCGATGGAAGACGAACGGATAACAGACCGACTATTCCAGCAGTACCATATCATCAAGATGACCGGCGAATCATTCCGAAAACTATGACCCAAATACCAACCAACTGGAAACGCCTAATGGTTTTTAAAATCAAACAAAATCAACCCAAGATGAACCAAAAGCAAAAAAATGAACTGAACCACAAAACCCTAGTGGCGCTGCGGAACCGCGCCGCGCTGAGCCTTGAGGATGTGTCCAGCCTGGTTGACCACAACCAAACGGAAGTACGTAGTTCTCTTAATCAGTTATGCCGGGACGGGTTCGTACTGTACAACCTGACAACGGGCAACTACGAACGCGCAACCCGCACCCGAAAATAAGCCTAAGCAATTTTCAGCCGGGCGGGATTGACGGTATCACCCGCCCGGTTATTTAACCCCAAAAAAAGGAAATCCAAATGTCAAAATACAAAATATTGAACCTTTACGCTTGTTTAGGCGGGAACAGGTATAAGTGGGATGAAGTAGCGGACATAGAAGTTACAGCCGTAGAACTTGACCCAGAACTGGCGAGAATGTACCAAGAGCGTTTCCCAAATGATACTGTAATAGTAGCAGATGCGCACCAGTACCTTTTAGACCACTATAACAAGTTCGATTTTATCTGGACATCCCCTCCGTGTCCAGTTTGTGTATGTGGTCGTTTTAATGCCATATACACGATGTTGTAAATCTTTTAAAAATACGGATGAAATGAACAAACTAATAATAGACAACCGAACAGAATTAACAGACCTTGACGCAATCACCTTAGTTGGTAAAGTAATTAAACAGGGCAGAATTAGCAACGATGGCAAACAGTATTGCTATGGAACAGGAATAACAATTGAAGATAAAGAGTATATGATATGGACAGACCTTAACAAAAAAAGCGATAGGTTTGTGATAACTACTCGCTAGTATTTTTAATTGTTTACAACGTCTAATAGTAAAAATAAATTAGTAAGTAAACCGCCACCACCTACAAGAACGCTTGCTAGGGTGGGGGCAAAAAAGACAGTCAAATGCCACTAAGTAAAAAAGTTATCGCCAGATCAACCCGGCACGGCGGGATTTTGATTCACGAAACCGACAAAGGCGGGTTCTGCTTTAGCCGTGACGGTTACTACCCAACCGCAACGGCTGATTCGTTGGACGCTGCAAAGCAAATGATTGACCAGCAAACCAAGCTGCTTACCTCAATTGTTTGCGCCGTTAGTGTGCGGTCGAAGAGTCTGGCTAATATTGCCATCGTTGCCAACGCAAGCGAAAAAGACACGCGCAACGCACTGGACTTCCTGTGCCGCCGGAATCGGGTCACACTGAGTTCATCCGGTAAATATTTGGCCAAATGATCACGCAAAAACAACTATCCTATGCAAGTCTCGACCTGGCCGGGCGTGAACAGACCATTGCCGAGGTGCTAAAGCTGAGCGGGCCGATCACGCGCAACCGCATAACCGCATTGTGCCACCTGACCCTGAGCAGCGTTTGCGGCGGCGTTGGTTCCATGCTCGACAAAGGGGCTGTATTCGTGACCGAAGCGGACGGCGGGCAACTGGTCACCTATGACCGCAACGTTTCGGCCTGGGCTGATCGGGCGGCAGATCGAACCAAACAAAAGCAACTCGACCGGATCAAAGACTTTGCCGCCGACTTCGCGCCGTACTTGGATGCAACGACCGTCGAAGGACTGAGACGCGCTTACCTAAAAGCTAGATTAAAGACACTATGAACAACATTTACACACAAATGCAATCCATCGCGGAAGAGATTATACCAGGCGTTAACCTGGCCGTCCTGCTGCGCAACCCTGAGCCGGGCAGCCACCGCGATAAGCGCAATGCCAAAAAGATAGGGGCATTGCTTAATTCCGAACGGACATACCTAACCCCCAGTTGGTTGGCTAGTTATTACCCGGTCAGCGAAGCTGTGCTGATCAGCATCAAAAAGAGTACCAGACCCAAAAGATCAAGATCATGACTACTACCTATATCCAACTTACCCGCGAACAGTTGGCCCAGGTCGCAACCGATGCCGTCGCCGGTCAGGTCCAATTCGAATGTGACCGGCAACGTACCGCTATGATCGGTAAAATCAAGTATTACACTGCTGAGCAGGCGGCGCAAATGATCGGAGTCAGCACCGAGACGATCCGAAAATACAGCCGGGACGGTCGGTTGACCAAGCGGGGCGGGGCGTCAAACGCTCAGTACCACATCAAGGATATTGAATTGTTTGTTTGGAACAGGAACGGAACAAAAGTATAAAAAATAGAATATGCCTGATACATTTATTAAAACTAACGACCTGTTCGGAAATTCTGAAATTTTATTTCTAAAGGGGGAGCCTAAGCGGGGAACCTTACTTTTTGAATATGACGAATTTATTGACAAGTTTAAAGAGAAAAAGACTACGGATGACTGCTATACCCCCAAGCCTGTCTATGATGTTATCTTAAACTACTTGAAGGAAAAAGGCAAATTAAGGAACGGGCAAAAAATAATTCGTCCGTTCTTTCCCGGAAACGATTATTCTAAAGTGGACTACCCCGACGGGTGTGTTGTAATCGACAACCCCCCTTTTTCTATTTTTACCGAAATATTGAGATTTTATCTAGATCGGAAAATACCGTTTTTTTTGTTTGGGCCTCACATGACCTTATTTGGTCCTAAGATGACAGCGGCGAACTACTTAGTAATAGGGGCCACGGTTAAATACGAAAATGGCGCTATCGTCAAAACCTCTTTTGTCTCTAGTCTATTCGGTGAATTACAAGCGTTTAGCGACTATTCTTTGCTGTCTAAATTGGACGCGCTGAACCTTAACCCTAACCCGCGGCCTAAGTACAAGTACCCGGAGGAGGTGTGCACTGTTTCGGACTTTCAGTTCATGCTGAGTAAAGGCGTTGAATTTTCGATTAAAAAGGGCGAGGGGGCTTTTGTCTCAAGACTTGACGACCAAAAAAAGCACAAAAAATCAATATTCGGGGGCGGTCTGCTAATATCTGATGCGAAGGCGAAGGCGAAGGCGAAGGCGAAGGCGAAGGCGAAGGCGAAGGCGAAGGCGAAGGCGAAGGCGAAGGCGAAGGCTCCTGTTATTGCTTTTAAGGTCAGCGATAGAGAGCGCCGCATTATCCGTAATCTTGAAACTTATACAGACCAAACAAAACCCCTATAAATTCCTTATATTTGAACTGCGCAAGACTGTTGCGCGGCTTGTTATTTACCTAACTAACTGTATCAATGATAAAGGTGGTTTAGTAAAAAATCTTAATTATGGATAGAACCCCAGACCCGCAAACCGGCTACATCGCACTAATAGAGGATGAGAAATCCCAAAGGCAAGAGGCGTCTGCGTTCCTACTCGCTAACGAGTGGAAAGAATATTGCGACACCAATTGGACTACATATTCCAAGGAGAATGATTTGGTGACGCTAAGCATAACGTGGCACAACCGAACGGTAGACGGTGGTAGCGTCATCTTCTTAGATAAGTGCTTAAACGGAGATGAGTACGAAATACCGCTAACTGACAGCCTTAACCTAGCGTCAAGGGCTAAAGCCGCAGACTCAATTTGGAATGCAATAGCTAAAGCCGCAGACTCAATTTGGAATGCAATAATTCAAGAACAATGATACCCACCATCCTAACCAAAGCGGAATACAACGCGCTGCCTAAGTCATTGACCGGCAAGCGCAGGACTGAGCGCCCCGGCGTCAAGTCGATAATGTCACCGGCTGAGTTTGTCGGCGCAGGGTTGGGTAAGGAATCAGCATTGCAAGCTGATTGCGTGGCCTGGTTCCGTACTCAACATCCTAAACTATTGCTCTTTAGTAGCCTGAACGGTGTAAAGTTGCAGGGTGGCGGCAGGGAATGGAAGAGACTAGAGCGGGAAGGCGCATTGTCAGGCGTTGCTGACCTGTTCCTTTCGTGCGGTAGCGGGGACCTGAACGGCCTATACATCGAAATGAAAACGAAGCGCGGGCGGCAAAGCGCGGCTCAAATCAGCTTTGAACAAAAAGCCCTGGCCGGTGGGTTTGGGTACGCAATGCCTACTACCCTAAATCAGTTTATCCGGGTTGTGGGAGGGTATTTGGAAACAGGAAATTATTGATATATATTGGCAAAAAACCGCCCCATGCAGTACAATATTAAAGACGGAGATTTTAACGGCCCCTTGGATTACGGCCAACTGGGAAAAATGAGCCCCTTGCTAAAAGGAGAGGTTGAAAAGCTCGACCTGGTTATTGCCTACACCGTAAGACTGTGCAAAGTTCTTGAAGGGCTAGAAGGCAGCCGGAGAGGAGATCAGATGTTGTACGAAAATGTCAAGATTAACGTAGACTTGAGGCAAGAAATTAGCGACCAGAAAATAGTGATAATTAAACTTGAGCAAAAGTTGAAAGACGCTAGGAAAACCGCAAAGAGCAAAAACGAAGAGATTAAAAACCTCAAATTACGAAACGAGCATTTGAGGCCTTGAATAACCAAGTTTAACCAAGATGGGAAACAAGAATGGACATGGCGGGGTAAGACCGAACAGCGGACGCAAAAGCAAAGCGGAAGAGCAACAGTTGGTCGAGCGCCTAAGCCCGTTCCAAGATTTGGGACTTGAAAAGCTGGTGGCGTCCATGCGATTAGGTGAGCAGTGGGCTATTAAAATGTATTTTGAATATATGTACGGCAAGCCGACCCAACGAATAGAGCAGACGGGCAAGGACGGCCAGCCGCTGACTATCAACGTCGGCATAATTGACGGGCCGAAGATGCCAACCAATGAGGATGATATAGATGAAGATATTGAGCCATGACCGCCGAGGCGCAATTTGATGCAACTACCTGGGTCTTTGGGCAAAACTACCAAGACCGTACCCACCGCGTCAAGATCAACCAAGGCGGGACCAGTTCGGGCAAAACCTATTCCATCCTGCAAGTCATTGCGCTGCGCTTAATTGAGCAAAAGCGAATTGCGACGGTGGTAGGCCAGGACATACCAAACTTGAAAAAAGGCGCTTACCGTGACTTTAGCGAACGCATTTTGCCGTCCGCGCCGTGGTTGCAATCCTTTATATCTACCCACAACAAATCTACCCTATCCTATACTTTTACCAACGGTTCAATATTAGAGTTTGCCAGCTTTGGCGATGAACAGGACGCGAAAAACGGTAAACGAGATATTGCGTTTTTCAACGAAGGCAACGGTATTCCGTACACTATTTACCGGCAGGTTGCAATGCGGACGGCTGAGGAAATTTTTGTTGATTACAACCCTACCGCGCCGTTTTGGGCACATGACCATTTAATAGGGCAGCCCGGAGTTGTTACGTTTTACAGCAATTATACCCACAACCCTTATATCAGCGAAGGCGCTTTGATTGAATTACGCTCCCTAAAGGATAAGGACGCCGAAATGTGGAAAGTGTACGGCCTGGGCAAGACGGGCGAAGTAGGCGAATTGTGTATTGAGAATATGGCCATTGTCGAAAGGATGCCGGACAACTTAAAGCGCGTTGGGTTCGGGATGGACTTTGGGTATAGGGCTGATCCCACCACTTTAGTAAGGGGCGGGCTGCAAAACGAGAATGATTTATACCTTGACCTTTGGCTTTATCGGCACCACATGAACCTGAACGAAACAGCTATGGCCGTTAATAATTCCGGCCTGGTGGCCAGGGTGGACCGGTCCCCTATTTTTGCGGACGGCGCGGATGCCAGGGCTTGCGATTACCTACGGGACAGCGGCTACAACCTGCGCGAAGTAAAGAAAGGCGCGGGGTCTATTGCTTACGGCCTTTCCTTGCTGAACCAGTACAATATACACGTTACCGCCCGCAGCGTCGAAATGATCGAAGAACGCCGCAAATACAGCTACAAAATAGAAAAGCGCGGGGCAAGGGCGGGAGACGTTACAAACGTCCCGGTTGATGCTTTTAACCATGCTTGGGACGCCGCAAGATATTACGCGATGGAAATGCTCAAGCCTATCCGATTGGTGCGCAAAACTTTACGGGGCGGCACGTAACGCGCCGGGCCGAGGAAATAAAATAAAGTTTTTCGCTTGGTACTTATTGGTGCCAGGCATCAGCCTTAAATGAAAAATTGATGGCCAAAGTCGGCCAAAGTCGACTAATAAGGTTCAATTAAAACAACTCAGCATTTTACTGTTGTACAACGCTAAAAAGAAGCCCAGATAAAAAGCGAAAGGCAACCCGTTTAAAGGTTGCCTTTCTGCGATAGTTGTGCTATATTTGAGTATTCAATAACCTGGTGCTTTAGCTACTTTAGACGGCCGCTAAAGCGTCAACAACAACTGACTGTATGTCAAATGTAATTACTCAATCAGCAACTACCAAACTCTTTGTACAGGAAACGTTACAGGGAACGACCGGAACTAAAACGGTCCGCATAACCCCGGAACTTGCCGAACAATGGCTGGAGTGGAATGGCGGCAATAGGAG